TTAATCCGGGGAGATCTTGTCGAGGATAGCGACGGCGCGTTCCTCCTCCCGGGGGTAAAGGTGGCTGTATGTGTTCCAGGTCATCTGCACGTCGGAGTGTCCGAGCCTGCGCGCGATCTCCTGAATGTTTATCCCCTCGTTGACGAGTAGGGAAGCGTGAGTGTGCCGGAAGTCGTGAATGCGAATATGAGGAAGCCCGGCGGCTTTCGCGAACTCCTTATTGTGGTTCTCAATGGAGGTGTCTCGGAGGGGAGCTTCGCCGCCGCACACGCGGTAGTCCTCGCTGAACAGCCGGGAGGACTCCTGCTGACGGCGCTTGTGCTCGGCGAGTATCTTCATCAGCGGCGCGGGGATTTGCAGGTCGCGGTAGCTGGACTTATTCTTCGGAGGACCCTCGACATCGCCGCCCTTGAGTTTCTGCGAAATGCTCCGACGGATATGCAGGACGTTTCCGTCGATGTCCGACCATTTCAGCGCGTTTATCTCGCCCTTGCGCGCCCCAGTGTAGAACGCGATACAGAAGAATACATAAAACGCCCAGTCCGTTACGGTCCGGGCGTTTTTCTTTGCTTCGGCGATGTACGCCCGGAACTGCTCCGAGGTGTAGTAGTGCAGCTTGTCGGCGGGCTTCTCGATTGCGTCGGGAGCTTTGAAGTTCCCGAGGGCGCTCAGGGGATTCCGCACAAGGTACTCCATTTTCACGGCGTAGTTCAGCATAGCTACGAACGCGGCGTATGCGTTCTGCTTCGTGGTTATGGACAGCTTATCATTGGCGGCAATGTCGTTCTTCCACTTCGCAAGGACCGGCTGCGAGAGCCTGTCCAGACGATACCCAGCCATTGTCGGCATTACCCGGAGCCGCAGGTTCTTCATCGCGCTGTCGTGGGAGGTCTTGCGTGTTTCGTGGCTGTGGTAGACCTCGTACTCGTCGTAGAGCTGCTGGACGGTCATGCGCGAAACGGTCTGCTTCTTATCCTTGTACTCGGCTATCAGGGACTGCTCCAGCGCGTTCGCTTCCGCTAGTCCGTAGGCGGTGCGCTCTATCTGGTGGTTTTTTCCCGCTGCGTCGGTGTAGTTCACACGAACTCGGTACTGCTGCAAGCCGTTCTTTTTAACGCCGGTTTTGTTTACTGGCATGGTTTTCTCCTTTCTAGTAGGCTCCCCCTGTCCTTTCGGGCAGGGGAGTTTTTTTATACAGTAGCTAGATCAAGATATTTTTCGCATTCATCTGCGTCGGTGAGAAAATGCAGTTTCCCGCTACCTCCGAGCTCTGTGTAGTCATATCTCGGTTTGCCATGATATGTGGAAACTCTGAGCCTGCCTATGACCCTCCCGTCCCGAATCACCTGAATATTCGTCACGCCGTAGACATCAGAAGCGCGGTACTCATTTCCCGCAGGTAGACTGCTGATGATATCGTTCAGTCCGGTGTCAGTCTGCGGAGCCTGCTCAGGCGCAGCGGTGTTCACAGATATCACTGCGCCCATAACTTTCAGCATGGCTTCTCTGGTAGCTGCGCGGTGCTTGTCTATCATCTGCGCGGTAATGCGATTTCCGGTCTTTATTTCCGGGCGGGAAAGAAAATACTTGACTAGCTCGTCGCTGGGGTTGATAAGGTCACTGCGGAGCGTTTGTTCAACTACCTTGAGGTATTTCAGAAATACAGCTTTTGTGAGTATGTCCTTGACGTTGAAAACTGATTTATGGAACTGCTCCAGAGACGAAAGAAACAGTTCTTCGTCATCTTCAAGAATGTTGAAAGAGAGAAAAGGCTCATCGTCCATAACGTTCGGGGCATTGATATCGCTGAAAAAGCTGTATGTGATTCCGTTTGTCAGGACTGCAAGACGGCAGCGGTTTGTTGAGAAGTACCGATAGAGCTGTCCCTGCTGCTGTTTCTGGAGTTTCAACCCGGCGCGTTTGGCTTCGATGAGGACCGTGGGCTCTCCATCGTGCAGGATAACATAGTCTATCTTCTCGCCTTTCTTTCCGGCGACATCACAGGTGTACTCCGGGATTATTTCTTCCGGGTCGAACACATCATAGCCGAGCAGAACGAGAAACGGCATGATTATTGCGTTCTTCGTGGCTTCCTCGGTCATGGTGTCGAACTTGTCGGAATATTGCTGTACTTTGTTCCGGAATGTGTGGAAATCGTCTTTAAACATGATGTTCGCGCCTCCTCAAAGTACAACATTCTGGGATACTGTTATATTTTTCTTCATAGCGTTTACCGCTTTGTTCGCGGCACCCCATTCAGAGATGTCAACCGCAGCGACTATTGTTTTGTTTTCATCGCCAGAAACATAGGTTATTATCAGTATATTTTCTTTTTTGTTCTTGGGGCGCGAGGCAATGATGGCGCCCAGAGCGCCAAACATTACAGCGCCTGCAATTGCCGAACCAGCAGAAGCGCCTACCAGTTTGTTTTTTTCGGTAAGCTCGGCGGAAACTATCTTTTCATACGGCAACTCAAACGTGCTCTGTTCCTTTTTGAAAACTATCCTGGTATCGTATGCGCGGGCATAGCACTGCACTTCGCCAAGAGGCAGCCCTGAAAGGTGAGTGCAAGGGAATGCGGATATAACCTGCTTTCCGGGAGGCGCTGCAACAACACCTGTGCACTTGGTGCATAACAGAATTATTCCTATTATGACGAATATTGCGCCGATAAGCGCCGCTATAGTTCCAGCTCCTGACAGTGCGGCAATAACAAGTCCTATTCCTATTAATAATGACAATAATCCTAATACCATATTAATCACCTTTCAAACTATGTAATACCGCCCTTATTCGGGGCGGCTTTTTTGTTGCTCGATCCACGGCTTGAAAGCCTCGAACACCTGCCGCTCTAACGGCGAAGTGAGAAACTTCCCGCGCCCTCGCAGCTCTTTCATGCGCTTGGCACGATAACCTGCGGCTTCCGCTGAGATATCGCAGATACGGGCTATTTCCTCCGGTTCGTAGGCTTCCAGTCCCCAGAGCACGCAGGCAGGAGCAAGGAGCCGCGCCGCGAACTCGTCCGCCTGGGTCTCCGCAGGTTCGCGCCTGTCCGAAGCTGTCCGGAAATGTCCGGATTTGTCCGGCGCCAGCTCATGCCCGAGCAGGATATGCCCGAGTTCATGAGCGACCGTGAAGCGCGTGCGCCCTCGGACTTCTTCATCTCGATACACTATCTGCCAGTTCCCCGCGCTGTCGAGCAGCGTACAGCCGGAGATTTTTGGGTCCAGCACCTGAATGCTGCTGTTTTTCACGACTTTGATACCATAGAACGCCGCCACTTTCAGCACCTTAACCGGCATTGCCGACGTTCCGGTGCGTATAAGGCAGTTCCACGACGCATCGCGTGCATCTTTATAAAGCTTATAGGAATCTATAATAATTCACCTCCACAGGATATTGTACCCTGTGGAAGTCGAATTATAGCGCTTTATCAGATGTCATTGTCGGGGTTCTGCGTTTCGTCCGGAGCTTCGTCCAGGCGCTTTTTCTGTTCCGGCGTCAGCATCATGACTCCGGGCGGCCGGTCGTCGGAGCTCCGGGCGATCATCAAAACAGGTGAAGAATTTTTTGATATGCTTTTTAACTTCTCTATTACCCTTGGCTGGCTGTCGGCTGGCAAAGATACAAACATATCAATAATCTTTTTTTCGGTTTCCGAAGCACTAACAAACCTTACGGCTTTAACCATATCCGGCGAAGCGTCGGATTTTTCAAGAAGATCGCCCGGAGATACTCCAAGCGCGTCAGCAAGTGCAACGATTTGTCTTTGCGAGCAGTCCCTTTTCCCGCTTTCGATACAGCTTATTGTTGAGCGGCTAGTATATCCAACTTTTTGAGCAAGTTCGTCCTGGGATAAACCTTTTTCAATTCGGATTCGTTTCACGTTATCACCGAGAATTGACATTTAATCACCTCCTAACACATACTATTATATCACCGTGTTTGCTATTTGTCAACATAAATTGACTATACATTTTCAACAAAAATTGACGTATGTTTTTGTGCAAACTTTTTTGTAATAAAATGTTGACAGCGAGCAAACAAAGTGCTATAATGTAAGTGTTGACAGAGAGCAAACAAGAAAAGAGGTGATAAAAATGACAGATACCAATAAGCTCCGTCAGTTTATGGAAGCAAGAGGCTATACGGTAAGGCGGCTCGCTTCTGCAGTAGGCATTTCCCATGAAGCAATGTACCAGAAGATAAACAACGAACGTGGATTCAAGGCTTCTGAAATAATGAACATAGCAGAGGTGCTTGGGCTTAGCCGTTCCGAAAGAGATAGCATATTTTTTTGCCGCTGATGTTTGCTACTAGCAAACAGATTAATTTCAACAAGACGATAAAATCTGCGAAAGGGGGGTGAGAGAGGTGGAAGCAGTATCAGCGGAGTTAATATCAGTAATCAGAGTAAGAAGCACCGCAGGGGACGGAACAGAAAACGACCCCATAAGAGAGGTCGTTGACTATTTTTTTGCCTAATGGCATGCAGATAGCGCACGAGGATAGCTTTTATTCGGTGTGACTATCGAGGAACTTTTAGGGAGGTAATCACAATGCCATCAACAGCAGCGACAGTCCGCGTACCGCAGATAACATCTCTGGAAACTGCGATACGGCTGTACTACGAGCGAATCGAGCTTTCCAACAGCGACATCAGGGAACTTTTCGGGAAGCTCGCGCCCGCGACCATCAAGAGCCTGAAAAACAAGGCTCTGGCGATAATGACCGAGCGAAACACTCCGGTCTGGAATGCTCAGCGCGTGAACACGGAGATAGCCTACGAAGCATGGGGGCTGAACATTGCCGACCTGGAACGCAGATTTAAGAAGCTGAAAGCTATGGAGGTTCAGGCATGAAGAAATACATACCCTACGCGATAGCCGCCCTGGTGGGCTTCCACCTGCGCTGGCTCGTATCTACCGCGAACGGCTGGAGCTACTCCATGAACGGCATGGACATAGCAGTTGCAATCACTTGCATTATCATGGTGTGGTCGTTCAGAGGACTGCTCCCACAGAAGAAAAAGAAAAACCGCTCCTGAACGGCAATTCGGGAAGCGGCAAAACAATATATCACAGTGGTATTATACCACAGAAAGCGAGAAAAGTCAATATGACAGCAGCAGAAAAGATAAGATCAGAGCTCAGCGGCGCTAAGCTTTCCGCCAAGGGAAAGGCAGTTGCTCCGTCCGTTGCGGAGGCCCTCGCGACATTCTGCGACCAGAACGCGGAGTTCGCGCAGGCAGTCGAGCAGAGCGCCAAAACCGCCGCCGAATGCGTGGAGAGCACAGTCAAGGGCTGCGGCGGCTCCATCTCGGACATTGAGGTGTACCGGAAAGCGGCGCAGTTCTACTTTGAGGGAGCAACGGTGCATTTCAACATGACGATAGACCTCGGCGACGAGGGCTTCTCCAACGCTCCGGAGCATTCAGAGCAGGCTCCCGAAACAACGGCGACGGGCGGGCTTTCGCTCTCGCTGGACGACCTCCTGCTGTGAGGTGCGCCATGAGAACAGAACGAAAGCAGGGGCTCTTGAACGGGTTCCCTCCTGTTCCCGCAGAGGCAATGGAACAAATGCTAAACACCAGGCGGTACATCGCGCAGAACTTCGTAGTATTCCTCACGAACGGGGACGAACTGTTCGCAAGGTGCTATCACAAGTATTACAGCGGCGAGCTTGTCGAGCGTCAGCGCTACGTTTTCGCAAAGGACGGCTGCTGCCGTTACGGTGTGGACAATCACAGAAACTGGACAGTCCGGACAGAGTTCCGCGAGCCTGTGTTCTGTGCGTGCTACGGCTACAACTTCGACAACAGCTACACCGTACTGAACCGGGAAGCGATAAGCCGTTCATGCATGCGGTATTCCTGCGCGGAAAGGTACTGCGGCACTCTGATGATAGAGTACCTGGGGCTCTACACAAAGCACCCGAACGTCGAGTATCTGGTGAAATCCGGATACGGCACAGTCATCACCGAAGAAGAAGTCGGATATTATTCCTGGCGCCCGCGGAGGAAGATAGGCGTTGACGCGAATATCGACCTCAAGTCCAACAACCTGCTGAAAATGCTCGGGCTGAACCGCACGGAATTCAAGACGCTGAAAGGCTCGGAGAACCGTTACTATGAATATGTAAGATGGCGCCGGGAATATCCTGATTTAAAGCCGGCGGAACTGCTCTCTCTCGCAAAGGTGTTTCATTGTGAATTCAGCACGGCGCGCAAGCTTACAGAGCTCACCGGCAGAAAGCCGCCCCGCATTGCCGCGTACATTTCGGAGCAGGATATCAGCCTGCGGGATTACGAAGATTACCTACGGCAGTGCCGGGAGCTTCGATACGATATGAAGGACACGGCTATCTCTTTCCCGCATGATTTCCGCGCCATGCACACGAGGTGTTCCGAGATACTCTCTCAGATGCAGGAGGAGGAAAACCGCAGAAAGCGCGAAGAGAAAGCCAGGGTATTCAGCGAGAACTATCAGCTCCGCACCGAGCTGGAATTTCGCAGCGGTGAGTATCTTGTCAGACAGCCGGAAAGCATGGAGGAAATCGTAGACGAAGGCAGAAAACTGCACCACTGCGTAGCCGGATATGCAGTCAGACACGCGGAGGGAATACTTCACATTCTGTTTATCCGCAGGGTGAGCGACCCTGATACGCCGCTTTATACTATGGAATTAAGCACCTCCGATAAGGTCGAGCAGGTCAGAGGGCTGCGGAACTGCGACCCGACAGCGGAAGCCAAAGCTTTCGTCGAGCAGTACAAGCAGTATATCGAGAAAATTTTCAGAAAGAAAGCGAGGAAAACCGCATGATAGTACCAAACAACAGAATATCCCCGGCAGACCCGGACAAGCCCGTCACAGACGAGTACCTCAGGGCGCTGAACCTTAACAAGAAGATCATCGTATCGGCACAGCTTGCGCAGCAGAACCTCTACGAGATGTGCGCCGGATTCAAGGAAATGCGTGACAGCAAGCTCTACAAGGAGCTGGGCTACTCGGATTTCGGCGACTACTGCGAGCAGGAGACCGGATTCAAGCGTTCGCAGGTGTACAGCTACATAGCAGTTGCAGAGAAACTGCCTCCGGATTTTGTCCAGTCGACTGGACAAATCGGCGTTCAGAAGCTCTATCTTCTGGCTAAGATTTCCGAGGAGGAACGCGAGCAGATAACCTCCGCAACCGACCTCGAAAGCGCGACTGTAAAGCAGCTCGAACAGCAGATAAAGCAGCTCCGCGCCGACAAGGACAAGGCGGTCGCGGAGAAGTCCGCCGCCGAAGCCGACCTCGCGCTGAAGTCGGACACCATCGCGGCGCTTGAGAAAACCCGCGACACTCTCGACCAGCGCGCCACCGCTCTGGAGAAGCAGATAAAGGAGCTTGAGAACCGCCCGATCGAGGTAGTCACCGAAACGGTCGAGAAGATACCGGACAACTACATCGACGTATCAGCATACGAGAAGCTGGTCGCGCAGAACAACGCCGAGCGCGAACAGGCAGAGTCCGAGTACCTCGCGCTGAAGCGCCAGCTCGGAGAGGTCGAGCGACAGCTTGAGGAGGAGCGCAGCAAGCCTGCTCCGACTGCTCCCGCAGACGGCACGGCGACGTTCAACGCATATCTCAAGAGCGCCTACGACGCGCTGAACAGGCTAGTCGAATATGTCAACGAGCAGAACAACGAAACCTATTCGCAGAAGGCTGTCAAGCTCATTGACAGCGTGAAATCATCTATCGGAGGTACAGTATAATGTCACTTTTCAAACTCGGAAACAAGTACGCAGACATCATGGAGCGGCTTGAGCTTGCCTATGCCTGGGAGCCGGAGTACGTTGCGGGCAAGCCTGTGGACGACGACGGCAATATCATCGGCGATGTGGAGGGTTTCCGCGCCTGCATGATAGCCGAAGCCCTCTGGCGGCTGGACGGAGCCGCCGCCGACTTCGAAGCCAGCGCCGGTAATATCGCGGCGGTAATAAAGAACCTCGCGGCAGAAGCCGAAGACCTCCGGGAGCAGGAGAAGATTTTCGCAGCCCGCCGCCGCGCTAAGGAGAAGTCGGCGGAGCGGCTGAAATCCTATCTCCTGCAGGAAATGCAGAACCTCGGCACGCCGAAAATCGAAACAGTACAGGCGAAGATATCGCTCCGGAACAATCCGGAATCCGCGCAGATAGCGGACGAGAACGCGTTCATCGAGTGGGCGCTCGCAAACAACCGCAACAGCCTGCTGATATACAAGAATCCCGACATCAGCAGGACTGCCGTAAAGATCGCGCTGAAAGCCGGCGAGAAGCTCCCCGGCGCGGCGCTCGGGCGCACCGTTTCGGTGATCATAAAGTAATGCAGTAATTTGCAGTTTCAGCCGGAGTATTATTCCGGTGAAAGGAGAGATTTCAATGGGTTTACCAGTTTTAATTCTCGGATTTTCCGGAAGCGGAAAGTCCAGCTCCATGCGGAATTTCAAGCCGGACGAGCTCGGGCTTGTCAACGTCAACGGAAAGTTCCTGCCGTTCCGCGGGGGATTCGCGGAAACGCTCAACAGCGACGACTTCGAGAAAATAAAGTCGTTCATGTCGTCCGCAAAGGCTAAGGCGGTCGTGGTCGACGATAGCCAGTACCTCATGCTCAACGAGTTCATGCGCCGCAGCAAGGAAAAGGGCTACGACAAGTTCACCGAGATAGCGGAGCACTTCTGGACGCTTATCCGCTACATAGAGCAGCTTCCGCAGGACGTTATCGTGTATTTCCTGCACCATATCGAGAGCGGCGAGGACGGCAGGCTCAAAGCGAAAACGATCGGCAAGCTGCTCGACGAAAAAGTCAACATCGAGGGTATGTTCTCGATAGTCCTGCGCACCTCCGTTTCTGAGAACGGATACCAGTTCCTGACCCAGACCGACGGCAACGACTGCTGCAAGTCCCCGGCGGGAATGTTCGCGGGGTACGCCATCCCGAACGACCTGCGCCTTGTCGACGAGAGCATACGGACGTTCTACGGGCTTGTCCCGGAGCAGCGCTGCGCGGACTGCGGCGCGGTGATAATGCCCACAGCAAAGCGCGGAGTTGCGGAGCTGACCGCAGCGTCAACGGCGAAGTTCGGGCGCGTTCTCTGCGCCGCCTGCGCGACAAAGGTCCTGAAACAGGAGGCAGAAAATGCCGCTGCGACCGTATCAGAGTGACCTCGTCGAGCAGCTCCGGGCGGCGTGGCGGGAGGGCTATAAAGCTCCGTGCATAGTCCTCCCCTGCGGCGGCGGGAAATCCTGCATTCTCGCGGAGATAGCCCGGAGGACTACGTTCAACGGCAGGCGCGTGCTGTTCCTCGTCCATCGCCGGGAATTAGTCGAGCAGATAGTCCGGACGTTCGTGCGGTGGGGCGTTGATATGCGCTTCTGCGACGTCATGATGGTGCAGACCGCGTGCAGGCGTAAGCTCCCGAAGCCCGGGCTTATCATGACCGACGAGAACCACCACAGCCTTGCCAGTTCCTACCGGAAGATATACGACCAGTTCCCCGACGTCCTGCGGGTCGGCGTTACAGCGACCCCTATAAGGCTGAACGGCGACGGTCTGGGCGATGTGAACGACAAGCTCATCATCGGTGTTACCGCGAAATGGCTCATCGAAAATCACTGCCTTGCGCCGTACGACTACTACGCCCCGAGCATTACCGACCTGACCGGGTTGCATACGAAGATGGGCGAGTACGTCACCGCCGAAATCGAGAAAGCGATGATAAAAAAGGCAATATTCGGCGACACGATATCCTATTATCGCAGACTTGCGGACGGAAAAAAAGCCGTCTGCTACTGCGCGAGTATCCGCCACAGCAGGGCTATGGCTGACGCGTTCTGCGAAGCCGGAATTCCCGCCGCGCACATCGACGGCGAAACTCCGAAAGAGGAGCGCGCCCGGACTATTGCGGATTTCCGCGCGGGGAAAGTGCGGATACTCTGCAACGTCGACCTGATTTCCGAGGGCTTCGACGTTCCGGACTGCGAATGCGCGATACTGCTCCGCCCTACGCAGAGCCTCACGCTGTACATACAGCAGGCGATGAGGTGCATGCGCTACCGCGACGGCAAACGAGCCGTCATAATCGATCATGTCGGGAATTACGCGCGCTTCGGAATGCCGGACGACGACCGCGAATGGAGCCTTAAGAAGAAAGACCGCAAGCCGCATGAAAAGAGCGAGGTCAGGGTGAAGATGTGTCCGCAGTGCTTCCGGACGTTTAATCCGGAGGCATACGCCGACAAGCGGCATTGTCCGTTCTGCGGATATGAGTTCCCAGTGCAGTCCCGGGAGCTGGAGGAGCAGCACGCCGCGAAGCTCGAAAAAATCGAGGGCTTCCGGCTGAACTTCGACACTGCTGAGAACTGCCACAGCTACGCAGAATTACGCGAGTTCGCAAAGCGGAAAGGCTACAAACCGGGTTGGGCTTACTATCAGGCAAAGCAGAGGGGGTATTTAGACGAACGAGCATGACATTCAGAACAGCATACGCGCCGGGGTCTCCGATATCGCGCTGATATTCCGGGCGAACGTCGGCAGCGGCGTGACCTACGACGGGCGGCACTTCGACACCGGACTTCCGAAAGGGTTCAGCGACCTTTTCGGCTTCCGGATTTCAGACGGTCGGGCGTTCTTCATCGAGGTGAAATCCCCGACCGGGAAAGTTCGCCCGGAACAGCAGAATTTCATTGAACAAATGCGCTCAAACGGCGCTCTCGCAGGAATAGCGAGGAGCGTTGAGGAAGCGCGTAAAATAATATTGGAGGATTAATACTATGGCATTCAGAACCAACACAAGCAAGGCGCAGGAGGGCGGAAACACGCTCAAGCCCGAGGGCGATTACGAAGTTATCGTCGACACCGCAGAGGTAACCAGAACGCAGTCCGGCAAGGACAAAATCAACGTCGTGTACGTTATTCGCAACGACGTTGAGCAGGCGTATCAGAACGGCCTCATCTTCGAATCAATCTGGAAGAAAAAGAACCCGAACGAGGACGACCAGAACATAGGCGGTTTCGACTACGGCAGACTCATGGCGATAGCGGACGCAGCGAAGCTCCCCGACGGCAAGGAATACGCAGACCTCGACGCTTTCCTCGCGGAGCTTAAGGGCAAGCCGCTGCGCGTACATCTCTATCACGACCCATACGAGGGCAAGGTCTATGAAAAGATCGACAAGCATGCCCCGACTACGCTCACCGTTGTCAAGCACAAGGCTAAGAGCAAGTCCGCGCCGGCGCAGAATACGGCTCCTGCGCCTGCCCAGTCCGTGGTGCCTGCGGAATCCGCGTCCGCTTCTGATCCGTATCCGTTCTGAGAAAGGAGGCTGTGGGAATGTACGACAACATTCCGGCAGAATTAAAGCGACTGCCAAATTGGATATGCTGGCGCGGATTTCCGCAGCCGCGCCCTGATGATCCTGATCACATCGGCAAGATCCCGATAAATCCGAAAACCGGAGGCAACGCCCAGAGCAACAACCCCGACACCTGGACGGATTTCGACACCGCCGTAAGGGCTTCGGAGCAGTTCACAGGGATAGGCTTCATGTTCGGGAATTCGCCGTTCTTCGGCGTTGACGTCGACGGCATCGAACCGGATATCCGGGAATTCCTCGACGGCGGGAACGGAATAGTTTCCGAGTTCATTCATGCTCTGCGTAGCTACGCGGAGCTTTCACCGTCCGGCAAGGGGATACACATCATCTGCCGGGGAGAACTTCCGAAGGGCGCGCGCCGCCGCGGGAACGTCGAGATGTACGATTCCGGAAGATTCTTCACGGTGACCGGGAACAGCATCGGCGAGTACGCAGCAGTCGAGGACTGCACGGAGGCGATAAAGCCGCTTCACGAGAAGTATCTCGGCGGCGCAAGGTCAGAGCCTGCGCAGCGCGTTATCCAGACCGCGCCGCTGCCCTGTTCCGTTTCGGAAGTGCTGGAAACTGCGAGCCGCGCCAAAAACGGCAGCCGCTTTCAGGCGCTCTACGCTGGGAACTGCTCTGAGTACACCAGCCAGAGCGAGGCGGATATGGCGTTCTGCAACATGCTCGCATTCTGGACGGGGCGCAACGCCGCGCTGATGGACGAGATCTTCAGGAATTCCGGACTTATGCGCGACAAGTGGGACAGGCGGCAAAGCGGCTCGACCTACGGCGCGCTGACTATCCAGAAAGCCTGCGAGCAGTGCACGAACGTGTATCAGCCGAAGCCGAAATTCCGCGTTAATATCGGCAGCGGAAACAGCGGGAACGCTCCGGAGGAACCGCAGGAAACGCGCCTGTATTCGCTAGATGATATGGGCAACGCAAAGCGGTTCATCGACCTTTTCGGGGAAGATTTCCGCTATAATTACACCGACAAAACGTTTCTTTACTGGGACGGTTGCCGCTGGGCTGCCGACCTCACCGGCGCAATCGAGCGCTCAGCCGACGTGTCGGTCGAAGCAATGTCGGCGGAGGCTGAATGGTACGAAAAAAACGGTGACGAGGACGCGGCGAAAGCGTTCCGCAAGCACATCAAGGCGAGTCGCTCCAACAAATCCAAGACGAATATGCTAAAGGAGGTACAGCACAACATGCCTATAATGCCGTTTCAGCTTGATAAACACAAGATGGCGTTCAACGTCCCGAACGGAACGCTGTCGCTGAAATCCGGGCAGCTTGTCCCGGCGAAGCGGGACTATTTCATCACGAAATTCAGCCCTGTGGAGTTCACGGATAACGCCGATTGTCCTATGTGGCGCAGGTTCCTCGACGATATTTTCGGCGGCGACAAGGAGCTTATCCGGTACATACAGAAAGCCGTCGGGTACAGCATGACCGGCGATACGTCGGAGCAGTGCGTGTTCTTTCTGTACGGAACCGGGCGCAACGGCAAGTCGACGTTCCTGGATGTCCTGCGCGAGATATTTGGGGATTACGTGAGCAACATCCAGCCGGAGACCATCATGGTGAAGAACAGCATGGGGAACGGCATAAACTCCGATATTGCGAGATTAAAGGGCGCGCGCATGGTGACTACCGTCGAGCCGAACGAGGGCGTAAGGCTCAACGAGGGACTGATCAAGCAGCTCACCGGCGACGACGCGGTCACGGCGCGAAAGCTCTACGGCAACGAGTTCGAGTTCAAGCCGGAATTCAAGCTGTGGATGGCAACGAACCACAAGCCGATAATCCGCGGCACTGACGATGGTATCTGGCGCAGGATACATATGATTCCGTTCACGGTGCAGATACCCGCCGATAAGGTGGACAGGCAGCTCAAGTCCAAGCTGGAGCGCGAGTACCCGGCTATCCTGCGGTGGGCGGTCGAGGGCTGCCTCCTATGGCAGAGAGAGGGCTTGAAACAGCCGAGAGCCGTCCTCGACATGACCCGCGAATATCGCCGCGAGATGGACGTGATATCCGGCTTCCTCGACGACCGCTGCGAGGTGGGAGAGGGTTTCAGTGCGAAATCCTCGGAGCTGTACGCGGCTTACTCCGCATGGTGCGAATCGAATACGGAGTTCAAGATGAGCAACACGAAGTTCTCTGTGGAGATGGATAAGCGGTTCGGCAAAACCAAGCAGCGCGACGGCATGTATTTCAGCGGCGTAAGACTTTACAGATAAGGAGGAATGCGGGTTGTGCAGGGTTTGCAGGGTTTATATAACCCTTTTATATAAATTTCAGAAAATATAAAATATATAAAAGAAGTTATAGTGACCCTGCACACCCTGCACATCTCCGAAAATATGGTAAAACACAACTTCAAAAATCCGGAGGAGTTCGCAGATCTGGAGCGCAATGCTTACGACGGTCAGCTCGATTTTAACGAGTTCCCGGCGGCGGAGTATCGCTATTTCGACCGGATACAGGACATAGGGTACCGTTCGCGGCACGAGGGGCTGTCCCGGGAGCAGGCTCGAAGCGAGCGCGACAAGGCGCTCAAGGACTACCGCGACGACATAGACGCGCTGACCGGGAACCTCAACGCGGCGCGGCAGTACACGGAAAGCCGGGTGCGCATGGGCGCTCTGGTGAACGAAATTTACAAGGAGCATTCGCCGCTCGGAAAGCTCCGGCTCGCGCTGGAGTTCGTGGAGCTTACGCTGCACGAGGAGGGATTTGCGCGGCGGAATTTATCGGGAACATATCTGGAGGTGAGCGGGAATGAGATGTGACAATTGCCCGTTATGCCCTATCGCCGAGGACGATGTGTGCTTTGAGGCAGAGGGGAAATATGGTATAGAACACGCTGACGGTATGCTTGGCTGCAAACACCCATGGAACTGGATTAAGAAACGCGATGAGGAATACACGGAGTACTTAGGCAATATGGGTACCGATATGGGAATTGAAGAGATGTTCTTCGAAAAGGAGCTTGCGGATTTGACAGAGCTGTGCAAGCACATGGTAGGACTTGATAGACACCAACCATATCACAGGCACGGGAAAGCGTTTTACAAGCCGTATCGGAACTACTTCTGCGATGGAGCAAACGGAAACAGGCTGTTTGATAAGCTGACAGGCGTACCGGGACTGATAACCTCCAGACAGTCCGAGAAATATGTATACTACTACCTTACCCGCGCCGGGCTGGACTGGCTCGGCAGGCGGCTCAAGATAGAGATTGGAGATGAGAGAAAGTGAGTGAATACATAGACAAGAACGAAGCGGTTGGTGAGGGCTATCTGGCTGACTGGTATATCCATTCAGTTGCTGAATACGACGATGAAAAACTGAATGAACCTCGATGGACGGAAAAGCACATCGAGGAACTAACACAGGATTTCATCGTTATTCCGAAAGATACGCCCGCCGCCGATGTCGCGCCGGTGGTGCACGGCGAGTGGATAACCATTGATGACATTTCAAGATGTTCGGAATGTGGGTACATTCCCGCTTACGACAGCGCCATTGATGACCTGTTTTATTCGCCGTTCTGTCCGTCCTGCGGCGCTAAGATGGACGGAGGTGATAACATCATGAATACAAACCCTGAATGCTTTACGCCGGAGGGAAAAAATCCATACCCGCTGTGTACTGGTAAGGATATGCCGGAATGCGAAAACTGTCAGCTTCGCGCTGGCTGGAACGGAGGTGACACAGATGAATGAAAACAAACTTAATCCCTGCCCGTTCTGCGGGGGCGAGGCATATTACAGAACACCTACACACTTAAAAGGGACCGCTTTCGATGTAATGATGGTCGAATGCAAACAATGCGGCGCCTCGCCGTACGCGGTAGAAGTTTATGAATATGATACCGAAGAAAACAAACGTAAGACAATTGCTGAGTTTTGGAACAGGAGGGCTGAATGACTGCAAAAGAATACCTCTCGCAGTACAAGGACCTGAACGACAGCATAAACGCGAAGCTGGAGCAGGTCGGGGAGCTTCGCAGGAAAGCGCAGACGGTAAGCTCCGGAAGCTCGGACGGCGCGCACAGCTCCACGCCCCGCGACCGTATCGGCGAGATAACCGCCCGGATAGTCGATCTGGAGCGCGAGATAAACGAGGACATCGACCGCAGCATAGACCTCCAGCGGGAGATACGCGCGGCGATAGCGACCGTCCCGGAGGTGCGCCTGCGTACGCTGCTGGAGTACAAGTACATCAACCTGCTGACCCTCGACGAAACCGCCGTCCGCATGAATTACAGCTATCCGCAGATATGCCGCCTGCACGGGCGGGCGCTCCAGCACGTAAAGATGATATGGAATGATAGCTGAAAATGTGCTATACTAGTATCATGAAATACTGAAAAGCGCCCGAAGCAATCGCCCGGGCGCTTTTTCTATGCCGAAAGGAGGAACCACCATGACCGAAAAGCAGAAGCGTTTCTGCGACGAATATCTGATAGATCTGAACGGTACTCGCGCGTATAAAGCCGCATATCCGAATGTGAAATCAGACAAAGCAGCCGGAGCAGCTTCGGCGCGTTTGTTAGGAAATGTTAGCATTCGAGCCTACCTTGACGAGCGCCTTGAACAGCTACACAACGAGCGCACCGCCGACGCCGCCGAGGTCATGGAGTACCTCACGGCGGTGCTTCGCGGAGAGAGCAAGGCTTCCGTCGTAGTAGTCGAGAGCGTAGGCGACGGCTGCTCCGAAGCCCGGACGATCACGAAGCCCCCGGACGAGCGCGAGCGCCTGAAAGCCGCCGAGCTTCTCGGCAAGCGGTTCGGGCTGTTCACCGACAAGGTGAACGTATCCGGCACCGGCGTAGTCCAGATAGTGGACGATATCCCAGATGGTTAATCTTCGCGACATCATCGCACCTCCGTTCTATGCGCTCCATCGCGACATTGCCGCCGGACTGCACACGCACTACTGGCTCAAAGGCGGCAGAGGTTCCACCAAGTCCTCGTTTGTGGGCGCGGAAATACCCCTCGGCATGATGAAGGATCCGCAGGCGAACGCCGTAGTGATCCGCAAAGTCGGGCTGTACCTCAAGGACAGCGTATACGAGCAGCTCCTCTGGGCGATAGACAAGCTCGGCGTTTCCCATCTCTGGCAGGCGAAGCTGTCGCCTCTGGAGCTTGTGTACACTCCCACCGGACAGCGGATACTGTTCCGGGGCGCGGACAAGCCGAAGAAGCTCAAATCCACCAAGGTACACAAGGGGTACATAAAGTACGTCTGGTACGAGGAGGCTGACGAGTTCGCGGGGATCGAGGAGATACGCACGATAAATCAGTCGCTGCTGCGCGGCGGCAGTAAATTCACGGTGTTCTACACCTACAACCCTCCGAAATCCCAGCGCAACTGGATAAACGCAGAGGTCACAGTACCCGCGCCGGATAAGCTCGTCCACCATTCCGATTATCGCGGAGTTCCTCCGGAATGGCTCGGGGAGCAGTTCATCGCGGAAGCGGAATACCTCCGCAGGAACAACCCCACCGCCTACGCGCACGAGTATCTCGGAGAGGTCACCGGCACCGGCGGCGAGGTGTTCCCGAACATCACGGTGCGGGAAATTTCCACGGAGGAACGCGCCGGATTCGCGCATATCCATCGAGGTCTGGACTGGGGCTACGCCGCAGACCCGACCGCATACGTCGTCTGCGCCCTCGAAAAGGGGCGGCTGTACATATTCGGTGAGATTTACCGCTACGGCATAAAGTACGACCCGCTCGCGGAAGCGATAAAGGCAGAAAACCCGCTGAACGGCGCGATATACGCCGAATCCGCCGACCCCCGCAGCAACGACGAACTCCGCGCCAGGGGGCTGAAAATCACCGCCGTGAAAAAAGGCGCGGGGTCAGTCGAGCACGGCATAACCTGGCTCCAGAACCTCGCGGAAATAATCATCGACCCGGTGACCTGCCCGAACACCAAGCGCGAGTTCTGCGGGTATGAGCTTATTCCGGACGGAAACGGCGGCTTCCGGGACGAGTTCCCGGATAAGGATAACCACTCGATAGACGCGGTGAGATACGCCCTTGAAAACGACATCGGGCGCAGGAAAGCCAGAATCGGCAACAGAAAGGAGCTGGGCATTTACTGATGATAAAGCCCTTTACTATATCCGCAGACACCCGGGTCACGCCGGAGGTCGCCTGCAAATTTATCAAGGAGCATACCTCGCACACGCACGCCAGATACGACGCGCTGGAGTGCTACTATGAGGGAAATCACCCGATATGCGGCCGGAAGAAGCGTTCCGTGCTCGCAAATAACAAGCTCGTCTGCAATCACGCGAAATACATCTCAGACACCTGCGTAGGCTACTTTGCGGGCAATCCGGTGAAGTATTCCGGCGAGGGCATAGAGCCGCTCCTGGAGCTTCTGAGAGCCGCTGACAGCGACACGCAGGACATAGACCTTGCGCAGAAGGCGAGCATATTCGGCGCGGCGTACGAGTTCATCTACACCGACGAGGACGGACAGCCCCGGCTGTATTCCCCGGACCCGCGCCAGGCGTTCGTTATCTACGACGACACGGTGCGGCAGAAGCCGGTCGCGGGGGTGTATTATTACAAGCTCCACGACAGCGTTACGAACCAGGATACCGGGTATTCCGTGTATCTCTGCACGGCTAGCATGATAACGCATTTCGTCACCGATACCGGTTTTTCTCCGAAGTTGCCGGACGAAAACCGCCCCCACGGAATGAGCGGCGTGCCGCTCATCGAGATTTACAATAACTCCACCTGCGGCAGCGACTTTGAGCCTGTTCTGTCGCTCATTGACGCGTACAACACGCTCCAGAGCGACCGGGTGAACGACAAGGAGCAGTTCGTCGAGGCTATCCTGCTGATAAAGGGCTCGGTGCTCGGCGACGACAACGACGAGAAATCCGAAAGCTACAAGGCGCTGCGGGAGAACGGTCTGCTGGAGCTCGACGCGGACAGCTCCGCCGAATGGCTGACGCGGCAGTTCGACGAGAACAGCGTGGAGGTGCTACGCAAGTCGCTGGAGCAGGATATACACAAGTTCGCGAACGTCCCCTGCATGAGCGACGAGAGCTTCGGCGGGAACGCTTCCGGCGTTGCAATGCGCTATAAGCTCCTCGGGTTTGAACAGATAACGAAAATCAAGGAGCGCTACTTCCGGGAGGGTTTGAAGGAGCGCCTGCGGCTTCTCTGCAACTGGCTGAACACCACCGGGAAAGCCACTATCAGCGCACGGGATATTTCGATACAGTTCACTCGGGCGCTTCCCGTCAATGAAACCGAGGTCGCGCAGCTTGTTTCCGAGCTGCGGGATTTGGTTCCGCGGGAAATCCTGCTAGGGCTTCTCCCCTTTGTGGACGACCCGGAGGGAGCCGCCGAGAAGGTCAGGGAGCAGCAGAACGATTTCCCGAACCTCCCGCCGGATATGACCGATGAACAGCCGTGATTACTGGGAGCGCCGCGCCGCTCAGGACATGTATGACCGCATGGGAACCGCCGAGGACACCGCCGCCGAGATGAACGCGGCGATTCGGCAGACCTCCGCGTATCTCGAAAAGGAAGTAAAGGCGGTCATGCGCGGAATTCAGTCGTTTGGTATCTCCGAAGCGGAAGCGAAAAAGATACTGAACGCCGCCGGGGACGGAACGGCGCTCCAGAGGCTCCGGAAAGCCGCGCAGCAGGTCGGTGACCCTGAGAAGCGTGAGGCTCTGCTGAACGCGATAAACAGCGCCGGGGCGTACCGCTACCGCATTACGCGGATAGAGGAGCTGAACAGGGATATCAACCGCCAGTGCCGGGAGCTGTACAAGACCGAGAACCGGCACATCACGTCAGCGCTGCGGAATGTCGCGGAGGACAGCTACTACCACGAAATATTCAGCATTCAGAAAGGCACGGGGCTGGGATTCAGCTTCTCGAAGTTCCCCCGGCAGGACGTTGACCGGATTCTGCGTGCCAACTGGAGCGGCGGAAATTACTCACAGCGTATCTGGAAGGACGTAAGCGGCATGACGGCTAGGCTCAAAAACGAGCTGCTCGTCAGCATGCTTTCCGGGCGCTCCAACGAAAAGACCGCGCGGATATTCCAGGAGCAGTTCGGCGTTAACGCGTTCTGCGCCCGGAGAATCGTCCGGACTGAGAGCGCGTACGTCGCGAACGCTGCGCAGGCAAAGGCGTACGGCGAAGCCGGGATAGAGCGTTACAGGTTCGTAGCGACCCTCGACAGCCGCACCTGCGAGTGCTGCGCGGCTCTGGACGGCAAGGTGTTCGAGCTTGCAAAGAAAAAGCCCGGCACGAACTACCCGCCCATGCACCCGTTCTGCCGCTCAACCACCATCGCGGACTTCGGCGACGAGGAGCTTGCAGGTCTGGAGCGCCGGGCTAAGGATAAGGACGGAAATACCGTTAAGGTGCCTGCGGGTATGACCTATGAGCAGTGGAAAGAGAAATATGTTGACCCTCCAAATAGTGACCCGGCACCAACAATCCCGATAGCAGGTATTAATTGTCGGGTAGAGGAAAAGAAATACTGCTTTGGATATAATACGTCGGTACAATCCAATGCGGTCGTTTATACTACTCCTGATGGGGTGAGTTTCATTTTCCCCAAGAATTACGATTCCGCTCATCAAACCATGACGCCCGAGCAGGCGATAAGCTGTTGGCAAAAAGTGCCCGAAGAAGTCAAGAAGAAAGCGCAGAAAAACATTGAATTCGTTGATTATTACAATCCTGACGACAGTTATTGGAAGAGAGTGTACAAAAACTTTACGCATTCATATGCCACAGGCGGAGATAAAATCACATTCTACCGATATGATCGCCCTCATGATCCTGACTATGTTGTGCGAACATACTGCCACGAAGCTGGGCATTATATCGACACCAATCTGTCAGCAAGTGGCGGACGTTTCAGCGAAGAAAAAGAATGGCAGAAAGCTATTGCCGAGGACAAGATATTGTCAGGCAGTAAATCACCGACAGCATATGGCGAAAATTCCCCGGCGGAAGATTTTGCAGAGAGCATTGCAGAATATGCGCAAAATGCAAAAGAATTCTCGAAAAAATTTCCCAACAGGGCTTCCATTTTGAAAAATAAAGTGCTATAATATGGTTGAGAGGTGATTTGTATGGCATTCGAAAGAATCAACGAAAAGACCCCTAATGGCGGCGACTATTCAGAAATACATTTTCTGGACGATAAAAACAACGAAGTCGAGGAGAAAAATGCGACGCATTGCGTTATCCGCGAGTGTATGAATGACGGCTCCGTTATAAAAGAAACATGGGCTAAGCCTTAAATAAACTAAGCACCCTGCACCAAACAGGGTGCTTTTCCATTCCAAACGGTGAACAAATCGTTCACCGTACAACTGAATAATCAAGCGCTCTGATGGGGCGCTTTTTCTATGCCCTGAAAAGGAGGAACAAATGGCAACAAGCCAGAACAAAGAAAAGTTTGAAGATTATGAGGGCTTCGTCGAGAAGTTCAAGCCCAAGAAAACGACCGACGACTGCTATACACCGCTGCTTGTGTATGAGGCAATAGCAAACTGGGTGGCAAACGAGTACAAGCTCGACAAGTCGGAGTTCATGCGTCCGTTCTACCCTGGCGGCGACTATGAAAAGGAAGATTACAGCGGCGGTGTTGTTGTGGACAATCCGCCGTTTTCCATACTCTCAAAAATCGTGCGCTTTTACGTTGAGCGAAATATAAAGTTCTTCCTGTTCGCTCCTACTCTGACAAGCTGCCGATATGGTGACTTTTGCACGGTACTTCCGGTAGGCGTTGATATAGAATACGAAAACGGCGCGGTTATCTGCACGTCGTTCGTTACAAACCTTGAACCGCACGAGATAAGGGCGCGGACTTCTCCAACGCTTTACAAGGCGGTCGATGAAGCGAATACCGCAAACACCGCAGCGCTTAGAAAGCACGTTCCTAAATACTCATATCCTTTGGAGCTGGTGACAACGGCGGCGATTTATCCCTATGCAAGGTACGGAATAGAGTTCGTTGTTCCCCGCTCCGCAAGTGTGCGTGTTTCGGCTCTGGATTCCCAGAGAGCGGCTAAAAAAGCTGTTTTCGGCTGCGGCTGGCTTGTATCTGAACAAGTCAGAGCAGAACGTGAGAAAGCAGAACGCGAGAAAGCAGAACGCGAGAAAGCAGAACGCTGGCACCTCAGCGAACGGGAGCTTGAAATAATAGCTAGAATCTCAAACGAATAATCAAGCGCTATGCGATAAGCACGGCGCTTTTTTATTGTCCCCGACATCAATGTCGGGGACATCACGGGAACGCAGCGCGGCTAGATGACGCGCATACAGTTGCGGGCAGATAGGTCATTTACGCCCGGAATAATGACCAGCGGGGGCAGGACCCGCCGTTCCCACCATAATCGCACGTTGAGAAATCGGCGTGCTTTTTTTATCGCCCGAAACACGCTCAAGGCGTTAAACTGCGCGCGGAATAAGCCGACAGGCTATAAACGGAGGTAAACTATGGCAGACGAAACACAGACAACCCAGACCACACAGGAGCAGGGCGGCGCTCAGACCGCCGGAGGTGATCCTACCACATCTACGCAAAGTTTTGCGCAAAACATTCCCAACTACATAAGCCCGGAAAGCATTGTGCGCAAAACTGCTGAGCCGGAGGCGGAAAACAAACCGGAAAAGCCCGCTGAAAAGACGTTCACCCAGGCAGAGCTCAACAAGATCATCGCGGAGCGCCAGAAGCGCTGGGAGAAGAAAGCTGCGGACGAAAAGGCGGAGGCTGAGCGCGTAGCCGCTATGACAGCAGACGAAAAGTCGAAGCATGAGCGCGAGAAGCAGGAAAAGGCTCTCGCAGACCGCGAAGCCGCTCTGACGAAGCGGGAGCGCACCGCCCTTGCAAAGGAGTACCTCGCGGAGAAGAACGTCCCCGCCGCTCTGGTAGGGGCTGTGGACATCTCCGACCCCGACGGTATCGAAGCAAGCGCGGCGGCAGTCGCGAAGGCTTTCACGGACGCGGTCAGCGCGGAGGTAGCAAAGAAGTTAGCCGGAGCTCTCCCGAAGAAGGGCGACCCCGGCGCAAAGGACCCATTCCTCGACGGACTGGGAGTTTAACAGGAGGTAATTTTAATGGCAGTAAATCTCGCAACAAAGTATTCTGACAAGGTCGACGAAGTATTCAGGCTCGGAGCGCTCACCACTTCGATGGCGGGCGGAAAGTGCGAATTCACCGGCGCGCAGACCGTCAAGGTCTACAGCATGGGAACCGCTGAGATGAACGACTACAAGGCAACAGGCTCCAACCGCTATGGCAATCCGGAGGAGCTTGAGGACACCACCGAGGAGCTGACCCTCACGCAGAAGCGCTCCTTCACGTTCACCATCGACGCCACCAACGCGGTGGATTCCCCGGCGGGTATCCGCGACGCGGCAAAGGCGCTCCGCAGACAGCTCGACCAGGTCGTAATTCCGGAGGTGGACGCCTACCGCTTCAGGACAGCCGCGAACAAGGCTGAGCACGTAGCAGTCAGCACGACCAGCAACTCCACTGCGTACAGCGATTTCCTCGCGATAAACAGCGCCATCAGCGACGACGAGGTGCCTGCGGTCGGCAGAGTGGCGTACGTTTCCAACGCGTTCCTCAATGCGATAAAGCAGTGCGACGGCTACACCAAGGCTTCCGAGCTTGCGCAGAGCATGCTCATCACCGGGCAGGTCGGCGATGTTGACGGCGTGAAGATAGTCGCTGTTCCCAAGAGCAGAATGCCCGCCGGCGCGTCGTTCATCATCGCTTACGGCGAATCTGTGTGCTCCCCGGAGAAGCTCGCAGAATACAAGATTCACGACAATCCTCCCGGTATCGCGGGTCACCTTGTCGAGGGTCTGGTGTACTACGACGCGTTCGTCACCGAGAACAAGAAGTGCTCCGTCGGCGTTCACTTCGGCGCTATGGGCGAGATAAGAGCGTCCATGACCGCCGCCGGTTCCGGCAGAGGCAGGCTCAGGATCGCGCGCAACGCCGCCGGAAAGCTGATGTACAAGGCAGACAGCTCCGTCACCATTCCGAAGTTCGGCGCGGCGGCGACTGGATTCACCGAGGTCCCTGCGGACGGCATCATCTCCGCGACTGCCGGAAACAAGGTCGCTGTAGTTTCTGTTGTGGACGATAAGGTCGTAGCGGCTTCCGCCGTATTCGACGCGGCGGTCGGCGCATGACCCCTCTTGAGCGCTTCAAGCTCCTCGCCGGGATAACGGACGATTCGCAGGACGGGTTAATAACCGCCCTGCTGTCGGACGCGGAGGATTCCGTCCGCGACTATATCGGGCGGGAGGAAGTCCCGGCGCGGCTGATATCCGTGCAGGTTCAGCTTGCAGTGATAGCGTACAACAAGCGCGGCGCTGAGGGCGAATCCTCCCGCAGCGAGGGCGGCATTTCCCAGAGCTTCGATGGGCTTCCGCCGGAGCTCCTGGCACGTCTGAAAAACTATCCCAGAAAGGCGGGGGTGCTCTATACGGCTGATACAGAACAGGCTTAAAACGCTCCAGCTGACCCGCCCTGCGGCCGCGAAAAGCTCCTACATCGGAACTGAAACGAGCTGGGAGACTGCCGGAGATATCCGTGCGGAGGTACAGCCGCTCTCCGACAGCGCCACCGCCGAACAGTACGGCGTGAAGTTCAGCCGCTCGGTGCAGCTTTTCTGCGATATCGGCACGGATATCCGCGAGCGCGACCGTGTGGAGCTCCCAGGCGGCACATACGAGGTCAGAGGGGTGACTACCTACGGCAACGTCAGGAAGGCGGTGTGCGAGCTGATATGACGATACAGGAGCTTATCAAGAAAATGCAGTCCGTCCGCGCGGACAGCGGGAAAGTCCTCGACCGCGCCCTGCTCAAGGGCGGCGAGAAGATACGCGGAAATGCAGTCCTGCTCTGCCCGGTGGACACCGGCGAACTCCGGAACAGTATCCGGGTTCAGCGGCTCGCGCCGGGCGTAGTCACGGTCGGCACCAACAAGGAATACGCTATATTCGTGGAGTTCGGCACCGGCACGCAGGGCGACCCGGGAGTGCCGCACACCGCAAAGCTGTTCTGGCGCTGGCAGGACGAGCAGGGCAACTGGCACACCTCGCACGGGCAAAGGGCGCAGTCGTTCCTCCGGGCGGCGGTCGGGAAGAACGAGGAGAAAAAGATATACGCCATCGTCGCGGAGGAACTGAGAAAGGCTATAGACAATGCTTGATATCAACATTATTATCCCGCCGCTGGTGGAGGATATAGTCCGGCTGGAGCCGCAGTTCCCGGAGATAGTCCCGGAGTTCCCGCTGGCGATACTCACGCCGCTGGACATGGGTTCCGGCACGATTATTTCCGGCGAGGAACGGCTCGCGGCGGTGTCGTTCCAGGTGGACGTGTACGACACGGATTTACGGCGCTGCACTGAAACGGCGCTGAATATTTCCGCGCGGCTGATATCCCGGGGATTCGTCCGGAACTCCGGCGCGGATATCCGGGAGGACGGACTGCACCGCCGTACGCTGACATTCAGCGCGGCGATAGACGAACACACAGGACTAGTTTACAGGAGGTAAATAATGGAGCTTTTAACAAAGGACACGCACCTTGATTTTTCTTCCGACGACGGCGCAACATGGCTTGAGCTGTACGGTCTGGAGAGCTACCCCGATATGGGCGCCGACCCGCCCAAGGTCAAGGTGACGAACATGCGCGACGCTAACGAGCGCTATATCGGAGGCATTCCCGACGTCAGCGATATGAAGTTCGGGTTTTTCTACAACAAGGAGAAAGACCCTGACGCCGGAACGGTGATAAAGAAGAACTTCGCGAAGCTCAAGGAGCTTGAGGAAGCTGGAGAGAAGATAAAGTGGAAGCTCAACTATCCCGACAACACTTCCTACGCATGGGAGGGCAAGCCCACCGTTTACGTTAACGGCGGCAACGTCGGCGAGGCTATGAAGTACACCCTCAGCGTTACGCTTGAAAGCAAGCTTGAGTGGAACGGAGGTAACACATGACAGGAGCATATCTGAAAATATCTGATGAAAAGAGCCTTGAGCTGCGCTTCACCGCGCGCCGGGCTGAGAAGCTCGAATCCGAGCTTGACTGCGACCTGCTGCTCGGACTTTCCCGCTGCCAGAGGGTCGGAGTGCTGACGCGGTTCATCGCATGCGGCGCGGATATCTCGCACAACGAGGCGTGCGACGCGTACGACGAGTTCGTCGACAACGGCGGCACCATAGAGGACGCGTCCGAGGTCGTCATGACCGCGCTGAAGAACGGCGGATTCATTGCGAAGTCGGCAGTAGAAGCCGCAAAAAAAATCCAGGGGCAGCTCCTCGACCGTGCAGCGCGGGGGAACTGATAGCCCAGCTAAGAAAAACGGCGGTAGACTGCGGCGCTTATACGGAGCAGTTCTACGACCTCACCCCGGCGGAGCTCTGCGACCTGAACAGATCCGCTGTGAAGCGCCGCACTGATGAAGCCCGGAGCCGCGCGGTGTTCGCCTGGCATACGGCGTACCTGACCGGGCTTGCTACGAATGCTCCGAGGAGCTTCCCGCAGACCCCGGAGCGGCATTTCGGAGCGCTCATGCAGGACGATACTCCGGCATGGAAGCGCTCGCAGGCGGCGATGGCGAGGATAGCGGCCGTCCACAATCAGCATTACAGGGAGGAGGAAAGCCATGACCGTTGAGGAGCTGAACATAGTCATTACGGCGACCAACCGTCAGTTTAACGAGGCTTTGGACGATATAATGTCCCGCCTTGAGGGGCTGGAAGAGCAGTCGCAGCGCACCGCCGACAACGCCGGGAGCATATTCACGAAGCTCGGGGGAATGCTTGCGGGTCTGGGGCTCGGAAAAATAATCGGCGACAGCCTGACGAACGGCGGCGAGCTTGAACAACAGCTCGGCGGTGTAGAGGTCGTGTTCTCGGAGCACGCGGAGGCAATGAAAAAGACCGCCGCGACGGCATACAGGGACATGGGGCTGTCAGAGGCGGAATATCTGGCAAAGGCTAACAAAATGGGCGCGCTGTTCGGCGGGTCGGGCTTTGATATGTCGTATGCGGCGAGCATGTCGCAGCAGGTCATGCAGCGAGCCGCGGACGTAGCTTCCATCATGGGCGTTGACGTCAAGGACGCTATGGAAGCCGTCACCGGCGCGGCAAAGGGCAATTTTACGATGATGGACAATCTCGGCGTTGCTATGAACGACACGACCCTCCAGGCGTATGCGCAGGAAAAGGGGCTCGGCAAGCTCGAAACCACGCAGCAGAAGGTCAGCGCGGCAATGCAGATGTTCCTTGACAAGACGGAGTACGCCGCCGGGAACTACGCCCGGGAAAACGACACGTTCTCCGGCTCGCTGACGACCGCAAAGGCGCAACTTGAGAACATGACCGCCGACCTCGGAACGCAGCTCCTGCCGACCGCGACTTCGCTTCTGACGATGGCGCGCGGCGGGCTAGAAGCGATATCCCCGCTCGTCGTGTCGCTGGGCAACGGGCTGAACAGCGTGGCGCAATACCTCATAGGTCTGTCGCCGAGCGCAAAGACCCTGCTCGGGATAGCTGTGGGCGCCGCTGTAGCGATCCCGGCGGCGACTAAGGCGCATGCTCTGTGGACTGCCGCAAATGAGAAATGGAACAGCCTGCTCAATATCCTCATTCCGAAGGAAGCAAAGCGCGCGAATATAATGAAGGCTGCGGCGGGGTGGCTCGTTATTTTGGCGGGACTGTTGTCTATCGTGGCTTCGGTCGGAGCGACCGCCCGGGAGATGAACGAATCCGAAGGCGCTGCGATGGAGGATACCGCCGCCGGAGCCGACAAGGCAGCCGAAAGCACTGACAGCCTGTCCGACAGCATGGCGGGTCTGGGCAAGAGCGCGGATACCACCAAGAAAAAGCTCGCGGACATCGACACGCTGAACGTATTCGATTCCGGAAGCAGCACCGGCGGTGTAGATTTCAGTGCGATAGTTGACGGCGCAGAATCCGCGCAGGATTCTGTCGCAGGACTGACCGACGATCTCGCAGGCGTAAACAACAGCATGGACGAGCTGAATAATTTCAGCCTGGACGGGCTGGCGGATACGTTCTCGACTACCTTCGGGGATATCGGGACGGGGTTCAGTACGATGTGGTCGGCTGTGTTCGGCTCCGGGCAGGAACAGTATGACAGTCTCCTTGCGTGGAACGAAAGCATCAAAAAGCTCTGGGGCGAGGACTGGACCAGGTTCTGGAACGATATCGGCAGTACGCTCTATCAGGCGTTCGGAACAGACCAGAACACGGAAGAGCACAAGCAGGCGCTTCGTGATGTGGAGGATTTCCTGACCGGTATCCAGAACTCGGTAGAATCGTTCGCCTCACCGATACAGCAGGCGGCTTTCAAGGTCTGGGACGGAATATTCATGAGCCTGGGGAGCGCTCTGTACAGCTTTCAGGATAAGCTGATGTCTGTCGGAGCAACAAGCACGGGTGATTTTTTCTTTAAATACATCACGGGTCAGATCACTATTGACGACCTTGCCGACGTAATGAAGATAGACCAGATGTCCGGCGAGCTTGAAACGCTGTACGACGACATGAACTCCGCGCTCCTGGAACGCTTGAAGCGGGGAATGAATGCGGCAGACGCGTTGAACTCCGTCAAAAATGATTACCTTACCGACAGCGCAAAGCAGAAGTTCTTCGACGATAACGGATACGGTGATATGCTGAGTATCGCCTACGCTTACGGCTTGCAGCAGTCCCTTGAGGAAACAGGGCAGGTGCGCGGCTACGATTACGCTGATTATTCCACACAGCAGAGCAGCATTCCGGGCGCAGTATACAGCGGCGGAGCAATGACGGGCCCTGTTCAGCTCCCCGACAGTTCGGCGGCACCGCAGATAATAGAGTTCCACAACTATATTGACCTGGACGGGCAAATTATAGCGGAAAACACAACGCAGTATCAGAACAATGAGCAGACCCGGTCAAATGGGTATTGACATTTGCGATGAGATGTGATATAATCTGTTTAATTCCGAAAGGAAAAATAAAGGAGGAATCACAATGGCGACTGAATTACAGAAAACGGACGCAGCTCCGGAAACAAACCCGATAATCCCGCTTACATCAGAGGAGCAGACGATGGCGGCTATGACGTCAATCAACGCGAATCTTGCGGCGCTGCTTGAAAGTCAGCAGAAGGTCGAAAAGCTCGTTGCGAAGCAGACAAAGGACATAACGTCCATAAAGACCGTAGCGGTGTTTTTCCTTATCCTGACGCTGGTGTCGCTCTTACCTGTTATAAGCCTGGCTATTCGCTCCTGCGCACTCAGGTAACTCAAACCGTATATACTTATGCGCTCTTGAAAAAGGGCGCATTTCTTTTGCCCGAAAGGAGGTACTTATGTCCGAAAAAACCGCCTCGATCATAAAGATAGACGGCGTAGAAATGCCCACGCCAAGCAGCTTCAAGCCGCTCTATAAGGACTACGACAGCAAAAATTCCGGGCGGTCGGAATCAATGTATGCGACACGCGACATAATCAGGTCGGACGTCCGGAAGATGTCGTTCACCTGGATAGTGCAGACGGCTGACCTGCGGAAGATACGCGAGGCTATCAAGCCCCCGAAGATACAGGTCAGGTTCTTCGACATCAACCAGCCCGCCGACGTTCAGTTCAGCACGATGGAGTGCTACGCCGACCCGAGCCGAGAACCGGAGGTGCTCCGCTGGGAGCCTTCCGACCCGGAAAAGAGCTGGTGGAGCTTCACCACGTCATTCACGGAGTATTGATATGTACAATGTTTCAGATACCTATAGGGAGCTTATAAAAGCGCCGGTCCGGTACACCGGGATAAGCGGCGCGGCAAGGCTCCGGGACGGCACTATAATTCACCTGACCGACGACAATATTGCCGCCGGTTCCCTTTCTATAACGCAGAAAATGAACGGCCGCGGGGACTTCCGCCCCGGCGGGGTGTACTCCGGGGAGCTTTCCTGCTCCCTGAAAGGCTTCGCAGGGAAAACCAGCGACCTTGACGGCGCGGCGATACGGCTCGCGTTCATTCTGTACCACGACAACGATATGCAGGCTGCGAAGTCCGAGACGGTGCCGCTCGGACGCTTCTATGTGGACGGCTCCTCGATAAAGCGCCGGAACGACACGGTAACGCTTTCCGCGTTCGATGGAATGGCACTGTTCGATGTGGAGGCGACCGAGCGCTCCGGCACGCTGTATGAGCTTGTGTGCGGCGCGTGTTCCGCGGCGGGGGTCTCTCTCGGAATGACGCAGGCGGAGTTCGAAGCGCTCCCGAACGCGGTGCAGACCGCGAAGATAAACACGGCGCGTATCCAGACAGAACGCGACCTGCTGATGTATGTCGGCATGATGACCGCTTCGTTTGCGAGGATCAGCCGCAGCAACGAGCTGGAATTCGTGCCGCTCACATGTGAGAGGAACGACGGCGGAGTAATAGTCCCGGTGCGTGAAATAGCCGGGAATATCCGCTTCAATACGGATTTCTCGGACGATACGACCTGCATTGCGAAGCTGTTCACTAGGCGAAACGGCGCTGCGGTGTACTCCACAAGTGAGATATCAGCGGGCGGTAGCGAGAAGCTCGCCGTTATGGAGCTGAACGAAAATCCGCTGCTTGCGGAGCTTTCCGACGACGTTGTTGCGGGGGTGCTCAACAACGAGCTTTTGCAGATGTACAAATGCCAGAACCGCGTTTTTGATTCGAGCTTCACCGGCGACCCTGCTCTTGAGATCGGGGATTATGTCCGGCTGCGGGGCGGCGCTATAGACACCGACCGGGGATATGCAACGGGCATGATCACCTCTCAGATCTGGAGGTACCGGGGGCAGCACACAATAAAATGCAGCATGCCCTCGTCCCTGTCAGCGGTGGAGGAATCCGTGGCAGTGGCCTACTCTGCGGAGACTTCTACAGAATCAAGGCAGCGCACGCAGCCCAAATCCCAGACAGAAAAGCAGATAGACGAGCTGAGGAAGCAGCTCAGCCAGTCAGGAGGAGACGGCATGCTGCACGACGTGAACGGCAGCGCCGCATGCGCCTATTTATCCAAAGACAAGGACAGCGACATTACTCAGATAACAGCGCAAGGCGTTGACGGTGATAAACAGCTATCGCTAATGTGGTCGCAAAAGCTGAAGTATCTGGGGCTAAGCATTACGGACGCAAATGGTATGCAAGGCTGTGCAATCGAGGTCGAATATGGCAGTATAAAAATCAGCGGCGGCAGCGGTACGAATATTTATGTCGGAGATGATCACGGCAACGGCAGCCTGGACATAAAAGGCGGTGGAATACACATCACCGGCAGCTCAGGCGGCTTAAATTTCCAGGCAGGCAACAACATGTTGTCGTTCACCGGAGATACAATTTATGTTAACGGCAAAAAGGTACTTTTGGAGGGATAAATCATGACATCAAAAACAATCGTCCTCACCGGCGAAGAAATCAGGGCGAATTACTCGGGCGGGACGAACGCCTGGCTCCGGAACGACGGCACGGCTACCGTGTACGCGTCCACTGCTCCGGACGTTACGGTGGGTGCTGACGGAGTAGTCAGCATACCTGCGGGGCAGTCCGTTGGCGTTTACGGCGCGAACGGCACGGTGTACCTTATGGGCACTGGCTCGGTACAGCTTGTAGGCTCTGACTACACTGCGTGCCCTTTTAAATCAGCACAGTCCGGCGGCTCGGGTGCTGACAGCGTAGCCAGAGTCGCCATAGAAGCGCACGCGGCTGACGCGGATATCCACGTTACCGCCACTGAAAAGGCAGCGTGGAACGCGGTGAATTACAGCAATCCGAACCTGCTGATAAATCCGGATTTCCGTATAAATCAGCGCGGGCAGGCTGAATACACCTCCGGCTACACGGTCGACAGATGGTATTCCCCCGGGAAGTGCAGCGCAGCGCCGATTTCCGGCGGTGTAAAGCTCACCTCTACGGTAACAGCGTCGTCAACAACCCACGCTTTTTGGCAGGATTTTGAGTTCCCGCTTCCACCGGGAAAATACACGCTATCTCTCAAGGCAGCGGACGTCACCGGAGTATGGGCCGCGCGTATCCGCACTGTGACCGCAGCCGGGGACTACGTTGACAGCTACTATACTCCCAGGCTTCAGGCTGGCATAAACAGTGTGACGGTAGATCTACCTGACAGCGAGTACATATCAGCGGTATCCGTGAGCCTGAACAAAGGCATCGAAATTGGAGATTCGCTTACCATTGAGTGGATGAAGCTGGAGAATGGCTCTGCAACACTGTTTGTTCATCCCGACCTGGCGACCGAGCTTGAGAAGTGCCAGCGCTACTACCAGATGCGCACCACAAACGACATCGACCCGCTGGATTTACGTCCCAGCATGAGGACAATAACAGACATCAAGGCAGTAGAAGGAGGATACGCATATGTCGCAGAATTATGATGAAATCATCGAACCGTGCGAGACCGACGAGCAGCGCGCCGCCCGGGAAAGCCGGCTCAGAGCAGCCGAGATATCCCGGAGATTTTCCGAAATCGACCGGGCAAGAATACGCCCGCTCGCGGCAATAGTCGCAGGCGTCGGCACTGCCGAGGACAAGAGCAGGCTCAAGGCGCTGGAGGAAGAAGCAGCGCAGCTCCGTGCGGAGCTTGCAGATATGGAGGGCATGTGATGGATAACAATATCATTGTAGCGCTTATCGGCGCTGGCGTCACCGTCGCGAATGTGCTTTTCACGACGATTTCAGCCCGTAAACAAAAGCGTGATGAGCGCACTGAGCAGCTTGAAGCAGGCGTGCAGTGCCTGCTCAGAGCCGAGATAATCCGGTCGCATGAAAAGTATACGGAGCGCGGGAAGTGCCCGATATACGCGCGCGAAGCGCTCACAAGAGCATACAAGGCGTACCACGCTCTTGGCGGCAATGATGTCGCGACTGAGCTTTACAACGACCTTATGGAATTACCGAATAACTGAGGAGGAAAAACACTATGAATTTTGGACAGGCAATCGAAACACTGAAACAGGGTAAGAAAGTAGCACGCGCGGGTTGGAACGGCAAGGGGATGTACCTCGGACTTATAAAAGGAAGAAGTCTTGACAGATGTTTTGACCCGGATAGCGCCCCATGCGTGGACAGCATTTGCATGAAAACAGCGCAGGATACGGTCGTTGTTGGCTGGCTTGCCAGCCAGACCGATATGCTTGCGGAGGACTGGGTAATTGTTAAGTAAGGAGGAAACATC